AAGGACTTCAAGCAGTTTTACGATACCTACAACGAAAGGCTGGACGCGCAAGGACTCCCAAGAATCGGGATTGAAGATGCGGCTGTTGAGTTCTTCACAGATAATGGAACGGCAGCTTTGTTTGATGACGTTGTATCTGGCAAGCTAACTAAGGCTGCGGTTAAAACTCCATTACGGAGGAAGATCGAGGACATTTTTGAGACTGTCTTTGCGGCAACTCCAATCGTTAAGGATCTTCACTACAAGCTAGGTGGGGCTACGGATGTGAACGGCAACCTAGTCATGGGGTCTGGATTGCTGGCAGACGGCATGAGGGAGCTTCCAGAGGTGAAAGCAATGGTTCGCAAGATGTATCGTGAATCCGCTGGATTGCCAAAGTCGCCTATTAAGCCAGGCTTAACGGATGACCTTCCATCATCCAATCCAAAGCACTACAAAGCTGGAAAGATCATAGATGAAATAAATAAGAAGAACGTCAAGGAGGGCAAGCCTTTGATTGAAGGTGTGATGATTCCTGACAAGAATGGAAATGGGACTGGATTGCTTTCGGACGAACACTTTCAAGCACTTGAAGAAGCTGGTGTAATCAAGGAGGGTGGGGCGCAAGAGCTTGTTCTTATCCAATCTGCGTTCGATGCAGACAAAGCAGCATTGCTAGATTACACTCCGATTGAGCAAGGGCGTTCCGTTCAAACAGCAGGAAAGACCGCAAACAAAGTCAAGCCAATCGACTTCATGGTGAAGAATGGAAGGCTTTACATGGTTGGGATGGATATTGTCCAGCTTGGCTTGAACATCAAAAGGTTTGAGCGCAGGGCGGCAGCAATGGGAATGTCTAGGGCAAACGTCCTGACTGATATTGTGGAGACTGCCAAGCTGCAAAAGAAAGGCACTGCAACCGATGGCTACTTTAAAAGCGTTGGCGGTAAAAACTGGAAAGAAAGGCAACGGTTTATTAACGCAGTTCAGGGACTTAACACAAAAAGCCAGCGTCTCATCAATCCAGCGTTTGATAAACTAGGCATGGACAAGCAGACAGGAACTTACCGCACGTTTGCCTATGACCGCATTGATGGATTTACCGACCTTACTGGCGATATGGTTATTCCGTATGGCAATAACGCTTACTACACGCTCAAGGCGAATCTCATGCCCCAAGCCCCACGAATTAACGTGAAGGGAGAGATTGTAAAGGATGCACCAAATGTTCGTCTTATGCCACAAGGCAAAGCTAAAGCTGAACCAACAAGACTAGCAAAAGACTTAGCTCAAAAATACAAGGTTCCTTTATCAAAAATTACAGGATCTGGCAAAGACGGGACAATTACACCTAATGACATAAGATCATTCTTAGCCGAGCGAGATAAAAAATTCAAGCCCCTATCGTTCCAAAAAGAACCCCCAATGGCAGTAGAGCCTTCTATTTCTGACTTGGTTGGAGGAAGGGTTGAATACGATGGGATGCGCGGAATGATTATTGATGAAGATGGTCGTCCATTTTTTAGTTCTGACAACGGAGCTGTTTACGATCTTCCTTTCAATTACTTTACGGATCAGTCTATTAGGCAGCTTGGCATTAAGCCATTGCCCGATTTTAAAAAGACTCAAGACCTTGTAATCAGCAAGATGGCATTAGATGAGAGGCCAGCACTGCAAGACATATTTGGCGAATTTGATAAATCGTCAGACTTGGTTCTTGAAATATCTGAACTAGGCGCATCAATGGTTGGTAGAGGCAAAAACGCTAAAATGGTTGCTACAACGCCAGAATTTGATACATTTGTCTCAAGGGTCTCCGATGAAAAAATACTAACAGCATGGGAGCAAACTGAAAAAGCACTAACTAAAGCACAAAATGCAAAAAACCTTACAGAATCAACAAAGCAATCCGTTATCCAAAAACTTGAAGGGGACATCAGAAACCTTGAAGCCCTTGCTTCAGCTTGGGAAAATTGGAAACGTAAACGGATTCCTCGCAAGGTTGGCAGCGAGCCAGCAAAGGAGGCTAGGCCAGAAGTAAATTCAGCTATTGATAAGGAGATTGAAAGAGCATTGTCTATTCAGTCTGCTATTGAACGAAGAGCCGCAAATGCAGTTTCTGCTAATGTTCCTTCCGGTTTACAAAAAACACCTCAAACTGGAATGCCACGCGATAATAGTGTTGCAACTGGAATCGCCGTAGCTTTAGGTAGCTCTGGTGAAAAACGAAATGATTGAAGAACAACTCCAGAAGCTACAAGAAAACTACTACGACGACCGCCCTGACAAGAGCGAGTGGTTTCTTGAGGTGAAGGAACGGGCGAAGTCGCTTCACCGCAACAACGTCGAGCATTACGCCCCGAATAAGGCGGCGTTAGCATTATTCATGCTGTCCCAAGGGGCAAGGATTAGCGAAATATCCCAAAGAACAAGCCTTAGCCGGGACGTTATCCGCAGCTTGGAATGGCGGCACACCGACACGCTGGAGACGAAACGAAAGGAGTTCTCCATGCGCTACGCCATCGCAGCACAGGAATACACCGATTTGCTATTTGAACGCGCTACACAGCTATTTGACGATCCTGACAGCCTTGCCAAGATTTCCCCTGAGAAGCTGGCAATCACAGTTGGTATCCTCACGGACAAGGCGGCACAGCTTACCGGCATGGCGACTACCGTTGTGGAGCATCGCAAGGGCGCAAGCCTGGATGACGCTGCCAACCTTATCAATGAAGCAAGGTCGCGTATCGCCAAAGGCAAGGTAATCGAAGCAGAAGTCGTATGATTTGGAGACCGCATCAAATCCTCACTCCACCAACGGACGAGGAGCTAATCGAGATGACACCGGAAGAGGTGTTGTCTATCCATAAAATCTACCACGAAGCGATAGAAAACGCGGAGAAAGACCCGTATGAGTATGGTTTCCGACTTCCCCACTGGACGAAAGCCGAAGAGCAGCTTCACGAAGTAAACGAAATCCTTGCACTTGGCGGAAATCGCAGCGGGAAAACTCAGTGGGGTGCATTCTCCGTTGTCCGTGCTGCGGTAGAAAATCCCAACTCCGAGATATTCTGCTTTGCCCAAACGTCTGAGGTGTCTATTCGTCAGCAACAAAGCGCGGTGTGGGCGTGGCTTCCTGAGTATCTAAAGACCAAGTTCACTAGCGCAAACGCTTACATTTCCTACAAGAAGAAAACCGGATTCACTGATTCGTCGCTAATCCTCCCGAACGGATCGCAGATTATCTTCAAGACGTATTCACAGTATCAGAACAATCCGACGATTCTGGAGGGCGCGGAGCTTGGTTCTAGGAATCCTGTCTGGCACAATATCGGCGTATGGCTCGATGAATATCTTCTCGGCCCCGAACTGATAAACACTCTTCGCTTCCGTTTAGCTACCCGTAATTCCAAGATGCTTGTCACGTTCACCCCGATTGACGGGTGGACTGAGGTTATCAAGGAATATCTGGACGGCGCGACAACCATTGAAAGCAGGGAGGCGGAATTGCTGAATGGCGAGCTTGTTCCGTATGTCCAGAAGTCCAAGAAGCTGAATGCGTCCGTTCATTACTTCCACTCGCAGGACAATGCTTTCGGCGGATACGAGCGCATCAAGGAGACGCTGAAAGGTAGGACACGGGAAGAGATTCTGATTCGTGCTTACGGAGTGCCGATGAAGTCACACGCTACCAAGTTTCCCAAATTCAACAAGGTGGTCAACGTGGTGGAGCCTGAGAAGATTCCGACTCGCAACGTCACAAGGTATCATGTTATCGACCCCGCAGGATCGAAGAACTGGTTTATGTGTTGGATCGCCGTAGATGAGACGGGAACAATGTGGGTTTACCGCGAATGGCCTGGGGTTGACGTGGGCGACTGGGCGGAATGGCGGAATGGCAAATGGATGCCGGGAGAGGGGGCGAAGGGGCAGGGCTACGGTATCCGCGACTATGTTGATCTTATCGAGGAAGTGGAAGGTGAGGAGGACATCTTTGAAAGGCTAATTGACCCCCGATTAGGAGCGGCAAAGTATCAGGTTCAGGACGGTTCATCTTCGATTATCGAGGATTTGAACGATGCCGGAATGGTTTGCATCCCCGCTCCTGGATTGGAAATCGACGATGGACTGCAAGCATTGATCGGGAAAATGGCATGGGATACATCTAAGCCGTTGGATTCCATCAACCGTCCGCACTTTTACGTTAGCTCCGACTGCGAGAACATCATCCAAGGGTTGTCAGAATACACCGGAGATGGCGGATTAAAGGAAGCATGGAAGGATGTTATTGACGTTTTGCGTTATGCGGCAATCGCTGGGATAGATCATGTTGACAATTCCGTCAGTTTGGTTACAACTCAGGGAGGTGGAGGCTACTAACATGAAAAAAGAACCAAAGAAACGTGGGCGACCAGCAAAGGTTGTTGAAGCTGTCATTCCAGTTGTTCCCGACCTTCCAGAAGCCCCCATAAAAGCCATGATTCTAGGAGCTTGCAATAACCCGACATGGGTAAAGGGCAGGATTGACGGATTCAGCGTCAACGTCAAGGTTCCCGCTCAGATGGCAAAACGCTTGATTGGAAAGCAAGTTGATGTTATCCTTGTTGAATCCGACCTTGGGGACTACTACCAATACATACCATGAATCCAATTCAAGAAATAGAAGATGAGTCCCTTGTTTACGTGGACAAGGAGCCGGACATTGGTGCGTTGGCAAATGCTTACGACACTTGCCTGATTGATCTGGATTACTACTTTGAGTCCTGCTTGCGTTCTTACAATGACCGCAGGAATATCTGGGATGGGAAGTCGGACGACCTTCGCAAGAACGGGGCAAACGCTTTTCCGTGGCAAGGTGCTTCTGACCAAGAAGTGAACGTAGTTGGCGAGCGCATTGACCTGTATGTGGCCTTGTTTGACCAAGCGTTAGCACGTTCCCACATCAAAGCATTCCCAACTTCGATGACGGCAATGCCCCGCGCTGCGGTTGTCTCCGGCTTCCTCAAATGGATGCGTTCCACCTACATTCCAGACTTTAAGCGGCAGATGGAGCTTGGCGGGAACTACCTGATGGAGAAGGGGATTATGGTTTCCTACGTTGGTTGGAATCGTGAGAAGCGTTCCTATCTCCAAAGCATCACCCTGGAACAGATTGGCGAAGCATCCCCCGACCTTGTGGAGTTGATCCTTAGTGGGCAGGATGACGAGTTGTTGCTCAATCTGATCCAAGATTCATTCCCTGACCTTTCAACAAAGAGGGCGAAGAAGGCAATCAAAGACCTTCGCAAAATGGGCGTGGCGGAAATCCCGCTTTCTCGCCAAACGGTTGACTGTCCGGTTGTCTATGCTTGCGCCCCCGATGGTGAGGTGATGTTCCCGTCTTACATTTCAGACCCGCAACGCGCCCCATACATGTTCTGGCGCACGTTCCTTACCGCTCAAGAGCTTGAGAAAAAGGTGACGAACGAAGGCTGGGATAGGAAATGGGTGGACAACGCCATTGAAACACTTCGTGGGAAAGACTCCATGTATCTCGATGGAGAGAAGGTTAAGACGCAGACAAGCCTTCCAATCACCGACGACAACGACCTTGTGATGGTTGTGTATGCGTATCAGCGTTTGATTGACGAAGAGGATGGTTCCGAGGGCATCTATTGCACCGTATTCCATCCTCAGACAGATGGCTATGCTAAGCATGAACTACTGAACGGGTACGATGACTACCCCTTTGTGGTCACCCGCCTAGCCAATGACCAAAAACGAATGTATGAAGTTCAGACTTTTTCAGATATTCTCCGTGGTCCACAGATGCAAATTAAGACAGAGCGTGACAGCCGGATTGATCGCGCGTCTCTTGCTACTCTACCTCCTATTATGCATCCTGCTGGACGTCCTCCTTCTGATTGGGGGCCTGGCCGCAGAGTCCCGTATCGGCGTTTGGGTGAGATTGCATTCGGCCCAATTCCTCCGAGGGACGATGGTTCTGTTGAAAGTGAGTTGGCGATGCGTGGTCAAGCTGACAGGGCTATTGGTCTTGATCTTACGAATCCTCTTTCGTCGGCGCGGCAGCAATACTACATCGGAAAGTTCCTAGACCATGTGAGGGACGTTCTTGCGATGGCATGGAAGCTGTATCAGCGAATGGGGCCAGATGAGGTTTTCTTCCAAGTTACCGGAAATCCCAATCCACAGGTGATGCAGAAGGGAAGTCCCGATGACAATTTCAGCATTACGGTTTCGTTCGACTCGACTTCCACCGATCCTGAGACAGCGGAGACGCAGTTGAAGAACATGGTTCAGTTGGTTCAGTTGGATCGTAACGGCATCATGGATGTGAACAAGCTGCTTGAGTTTGCGGCTTCCTCGATCAATCCGATCTTTGCGGATTACGTTCTGCAACCTGCGGAAGAGGCACAGCAGAAGGTGGCGAAGAACGTTACCGATGACCTCGCCAAGATCTTCGCTGGCATCGAAGTCCCCGCCCAGCCGAACGGTGCGCAGATCGCCATGCAGATGGTGCAGGCATACGTCCAGCAGCCAGATGTGGCGGCGAGAGCGCAGTCTGACGAGGCTTTCGCGGCACGCTTGCAGAAATACATGTCCCAGTATGCGTTCCAGCTACAGCAGGCCCAGAACGCCGAGGTCGGCAGGATCGGTACGGCACCGGCTGAGATGGGCGGAGTCACAACCCAAGGAATGGAACAATGAAAAATGGTTGCAATTCAGAACTAGGTCGCCAGACTCCGGTTGCCAATGAACGCCACCACAGAACAAAGAACTGAATTCAACCTCAAGATCTACCAATGCCCTGATGGGTCTTGGCGGATTCTCTCTGAGGATTACATTGACGAATGGGCGGACGACAAACTTCGCGGCCTAGACCCTGAAGAGGTAGCCTGCGAAATCAGGAAGCTCCTCACCCAGTAACCACCCAAGGGATGGAGCAATGAAGAAAAATCTGGTCAAACGAGCTGATGGTTCCTACTCTCCTCGCGGGATGTGGGACAACATCCGTGCAGCTAAGGGCTCCGGCAAGAAGCCAACCAAGGAGATGCTGAAGCAGGAGCGTAAAATCAAACGCAAGACCAAATGAACTGGCTACCAAACGATATCGCCCGATGCAAGGGCATGTGGGTGGAAGAAGGCGAACACTCCGGCTGGCGTGAGGGCTGCGAGAACTGCCTACGGAGAACCGCATCACGTCCAGAATACTACTCGCTGATTGACCCTCCTGCTATCCTTGCTTTTGAGTGCGAATACCTGATTGAACCGTGATGCAAAAGAGATTCACAAAAATAGTCACCAATCCCGCCACGGGACGCAAGAGAACCGTGAAGTTCGGGCAAGCTGGCAAGGCTGCGGATGGTGGTGATCGTATTCGTCCTGGAACAGCCAAGGGGGATGCTTACTGCGCCCGTTCCGCCAAGATCAAAGGTGATTGGAAGTCAGACCCCAACTCACCAAATAACCTTTCCCGCCGCAAATGGAAGTGTAAGGGAAGCAAATCCATGAAATAACTTCATCCGTAATCCCTCTTAACAATGGATCGACTGCGAATCAACGCATGAACTTGCAGGACGCTGCAAACTAGGTGTTTATATCTCGAAAATAACATGAGAGACTACAAGAAAGAGTATCAGGAATATCACGGTAAGCCGAAACAGATTTCTCGCAGGGCAGGTCGTAACGCTGGACGCGCCAAGGCTGTGAAGCTAGGCATGGCATCCAACGGAGACGGCAAGGATGTTCACCACAAGAACAACGCTGAGTCCATCCACCCCGAATCGAAGCCCTAAGATTATGAAACAAAACCAAACTGAATCGAAGCAGAAAGACATTGAAGAACCCCGTGATGAGGGGTTGGATGAGACGGCTTGTTCTCCGTCTTTTGTCGGGTATCTGCCCGAAAGTTGGTCAATGCTGAAAGACTCGATTTATGCAGCTCAAGAGGCTATCAGAGCAGGAATCGAAAACACTCAGGAGTTGCTGGCCGATCACGACGTGAGACTAGGGCGGACAACTCGAAGCAACCGCTACACGGCGGAAAGGCTGGAAGGCGAAATCAGGCAAATGCAAGCCGCGCTCGATGGGCTCCAAAAACCAAACGGATGCGCCTACGGGGAAAGCTCGCCGATGGCTCCGCATGGTGCGCGGCGGCAAGTGGATCTATCTCTGGAGAACAATCCCAAGGATAACCGCGCCAGCAACCTCGCCTCTACCTCCGTAAGCAAGAATCGCGGATTCCCCCGCACAGCAAAGAATAAGCCCAAAGGACGACTCAAATGACCCCACTACCCAAACCAACCATCCAGCAAGCCGTAGCCGCCCTCTCAGACCGTGACGAGTTCAAGGCCATCATCCAGTTCATCCAAGACGAGCGTGAGAGATTCTTCGCAGACTTGCGGATGTGCGCTGATACAAACGATGTGATGAAGATTGTTGGCAGCGTGGCAACATTGGATGAGCTTTTATCCTTGTTGAAAAAAGAAGGTTGACATCCCCCGCTCCCGTGCTTTTATTGCCTCGCCGTTTCGTTTTCGGCGTGTTTGTGTGTCTCAGAGAGCCGTAGGGGTTAATCCTCTACGGTTCTTTTGTTTGAACAGGTCGATACACTGAACGCTTTGCGTCAGTGATCTTGGCTGTTCGGCAGACACAAAGAGCATCGGTGCGAATCGTTTGGACTCATGTTGAGTGCGTCGATTTTCCTCCGTAGGCGCATTCCAATGGTGCACGCTTCGCGCTCCGTCATCAGTCCCGATTTTTCCAGCGCCGCGAGATTACGCTGCATATCCAGCAGTCTGAGCGCCTGTCCTTTTTGCTCTGGACGCCAAGAGAATCCATCATCCTCCGCCTGCCTCCAAAAGCTCTTTGCATAGACTCCAAGACTGGGACGGAAGCGTGCCGAACAAGTCGCCGCACGCAACGGGCTATCGCTTTTCAATTTCTTTTTCATAGTCGTTTCAGGTTCGCCCGTGCGTGGGCTAGACGTTCGCCTCACAAACGGAATGCGGAATCCCCGTTATCAACCTGTCTGCGCCGGGACCGTCCATGTTCCACACAGTTGCGTCCACCGTATCAGCGTGGACTGCTTCGATTGTTGCCGCGCAATCAATTCCCCATCGGTTCTTGATCGGCACAGTTACAATGTCGCCCACAGAAAAAGGCGAACAAGGCGGTGGACCCAACAGAATCCCGTCGGTGTTTTCTGGTGTATTCATAGATTTATTTTTCGGGACTCTGTGAGTCACCTTTGGCGTTCGGCAGAGAATTTTGACGGCACTCCACGGAATCCTCCCATGCTGGCTTGGGTGCGGGCTCGTGCTTCAGCCAGAGCTTGTGGCGTCCGCAGTCCACCAGCGTGTAAGCCTCCCAACGTCCACAGGGTTTGCAGTTACGGTGATGGTTGCAATTCGGGTGATCGTAGATCCATTGATGCCACCCGATCAGGCAACAAAGATGCCGAACAAAGCGTGCGAGAGCAATCCGCCCCCGCTGTGTTATCGAAGTTTTCATGGTAGTTATTTTGCTTGGTGAGTATCGGAGGTCGGTGTCGGGGCGGATGCCTCCACTTGGTCGTTCGTAGGTAAGAAATGCCGTCCTTCCTTGCCGCATACGTCACAACCAAAAAGTCGCTCTAGCCTAGAGACTTCCCTTCGTTGTGACTTGCAGAATAAATTTGTGAACGTCTGCACTGTTTCGCCAGTTACAAGGGATACTTTTGAGCTTAGGGGGCGGACGCAAACATCAATGTCCCTGATGTGTTTGTGGTGCTTGCAATTTCTGCAAATAGGAGTTTCAGTGTTCATGGTGTTGATTTGTTGCGGGGTTATTGTCCCCTTTCTCTCATTTGATTCAAGAAGAATCTTTTCTTTTTTCAGTCAACGTCCCTGGTGGTGATCCTCCGAAGCGGACACGGTTGTCCCGTTAAGGAATCAACCGTGATTTAAGAACGTCCCTGTATGGAGCCACCCCCTTGCTTTCTCACGACGGGGATTGAACCCGACCTTGTATCGGGAGTAGGACTGTCTCGGTAGAGTCTCCCTGCGAATTGCTCCGCGTGATACAAGGCTTGCCCAGTCTTTCGACTGCGACTGATTACCCGTGCGCTGACAACCTAAACGCACAGAACCTTGGATTTCCAACTAGCCGAACTTCACGCCATTTCTCAGACTGCTCGGTTTGATATGTTCGTAGCCTTCCCACTGGAAATGAAAAGCTCCGAGGCGGGAGGTAGCAATACCGCACTCGGAGCTTTCTTTATGCCAAGCTGATCAAGCGGCGGCTGTTGGAGAACTTTAACGTTGAGTGCTACCTCTCGTCGGCGCAAATCTACGCAGGATTTTTTGCCAGCGCAAGAAAAATCTTCCTGAAAATAAAAACGCCCCCCTCGCGAAAGGGGAGCGTTTCTCTGAAAGTCGAATTGGACAGCGACAAGCAGAGGCTACCCATGTTTTTCTGACAGCGCAAGAGAAATCTTCAAAGAAAAAGTAACCCGTAACGTGGGTCAGCCGTATCCCATACCGGAGTCACCCGGCTTGCCACTCCCCCTGGGATAATGGGGTAGGTGGTCGACTAGCCACCGACCCTAGCGATGTGTCCGACAACCTGCGTAGCAATGGCGTTAAGTTCTCATTCATTTCACAAGGCATCAAGAAAAATCTCAATGAATTTACATCGCCTATTGACAACTGCAATAAATTCGCATAAAGCTCTTTCAAGTCGCACCGCCGAGCGTAAATGGCGTTTCCAATATGAGCAATCCAGAAGCTACCGCTGAAGCTATCGAATCAGTGTCTAACCTGTCATTTGAAGAGCTTGTAGCTCAGAGAACGGCAAGACAAAATCCAGAACCTGAATCCGAGGAGCAACCCGAAGAAGAAGTAACCGAAACTGAGGAGGAAGAGATTTCTACCGAAGAAGAAGAAGCCGAAACAGAGGAAGAACCCGAAGAGGAGGAAGAGGAAAGCGAAATTGATCTACTGTCGTTGACCACGGAGCAGATTCAATCTTTAGCCAAAAAGGGTAAGAGCCGACTCCTTCAACGGATTGGCGAGCTAACCGCTCAGAAAAAAGCCTTAGAGGAAAAGATTCAATCTCAACCTAAAGTTAAGGAAGTTCCACAAGAAGAAATTCCGATTCAGATTCGAGAAATAAAATCACTCGATGAATTAGAAGCGAAATATGAAGAACTTGAGAACACCCTTGAAGCAACGGAAGAATTACTAAGACAATACCGAGATTATAGTCCTGAAGATATAATCCTAGTAGGAGACAGGGAATTCACCAAGAAGCAGATTGATGACGCTAACTTCAATAGCCGCAAGTCATTGAATAAATACATACCTGCCCAGAGAGCCAATATCCAACGGATGGCTCAAATGGATCAGTTGAAAAATCAATACATTGCAGCTGCACAAGAAGAAGTTCCAGACATAACGGATGAAACCACGACTGTCGGGAAACAATTCAAAGATTTAATGTCTGACCCGCTTATCGAAAAGCTACGCAAACAAGTTCCTGAAATTGGCTACCAAATAGAATACATCCTGGCTCATGCGTCAAACTCCATCAACGGTGGAACGAGAATCAAGAAGCAACCTGCGGTGGCGAACAAGCTGAAAATCAGCCCATCATCTTCGCCATTTGGTGCAGGAGCTGCGAAATCCTCGGCCCCCTCCACGAAAAAGGGGACGGACGCATACAGCCGCTTTGAAAAAAGTGGGAGTCCGGAAGAATGGGTTGCTGCTAGAATCGCTAAATACAAGTAAATTCAACCAACTAAGAAAATGCCTATCTCAAATACTTATCAGCCATCCGCCCCCGCCGCAAAAGCGGGTCAGGGTTCCGCCGTCTCCAACCGTGAGGATCTAAGCAACGAGCTTTCCATCCTCGCACCGGAAGAGACTCCTATCCTTTCGCTCTGCGGCAAGGGTAAAGCATCTGCCACCTACACCGAGTGGACTGTTGACAGCCTCGCCTCTCCCGCAACCACGGGTATCAGCGAAGGTTCTGACGTTACCTCGTTCTCCGACAAGTTCGCGGATCGCGCTCGCCTTGGAAACTACATCCAACTCATGCGCCGTGACTACATTGTGTCCAACCTCCAGCAAGCCGTCACCAGTGTCGGCCCTGCTAACGTGGCACAAGCGGAAGCGAAGTCCATGCGTGAAATCAAGCGCGATATCGAAGCCACCATCGCCTCCGATAACGAGATGACGGTTGAGAACGGTGCTGGCACTCCTTACGGAATGCGCGGTCTTGGCAAGTGGATTCAGTCCACCGCCCAAGCAACCAACCCAGTTCCCGCTGCTTATCGCACCCCATCCGGTTCGATCATTGCTTCTACGCTCAGTGAGTCCTCGTTCAACACGATGATCGGCAGCATCTTCGCCAAGAACGGTGAGATGAACAGCCTGACCCTTGTTGCTAACGTGGCACTTCGCCAGCTTATCAGCAACTTCACTCGTGCAACTCCGGCGTCCGCTGGCGTTACCTACCACGTCAACCAAGACGCTACGAGCAAGCAAATCACCCTTTCGGTGAACCTGTATGACTCCGACTTCGGACTTGTTAAGATCGTGAACGGCAACCCTAGCTGTATGCCAACTGGCTCGACCAACGTGGGCTACGTCCTCAATCCTAAGTATCTGGGCTTCAACACCCTGATTCCTATGGGTGCTACTCGCCTTGAAAACCAAGGTGGCGGCGAGCGCGGCTTCATTGACGTTGCAGGAACCCTGTGTGTCAAACACCCACAAGCCCACGGTAAAATCGCATACTAATCCCGATAAAAAGAAAGAAACAAAAATATGCCTCAACTAGCTAATAATGAATCGCGTGGGTTTACCCACTACTTCCGCATGACTGCTGCTGACCTTGTTGCTGCTGGTACTTCAGCAAAGACAATCGGTGTAGTTCCTCGCGGTGGTATCGTCACCAATGCTGCTGTAACTGTCATTAGTGCCATCACAGGTGCTTCTGACATTACTCTGACACTTGGCGTTACCGGAACTGCTGCTGGACTTATTGCATCGACTGACCTTGATGCTCTTACCGCAACGGCTTACAACACGGGATCGCTAGTCGATACCGAGCCTGGTTACGTCAACAACACCACCTCGCCAGTGAACATTATCGCCACCCTTGGCGGAACTGTTTCAAGCATCACTGGTGGTGAGATTGTGTTTGGTCTGACCATCCTCAATCCGTTCGACATCACCCCATAAACCCAAATCGGGGAGGGAGGTTAAAATCTCCCTCCCCTTTCTTTCTTTATGCTGGTTGACGAAGAAATCAATGCCGCCCTTGTCCGTGAGTTATGCTCTGGACGCAAGTTCATCGAGAGCTTGGAGAAGCGCAGAGAGATTGAAGCCGCTGCTGAAGCAAGGAAAATGCGTGAAGTGAAGTCCATCGCGGGAAAACCCGTTGGATCAATTCCGCAACGCGAGTATCTACTACTTGCAAACAAATACGGAAATGAATGCTGGGATGACCGGGAGTTCGTCCGTGACTTTTTCAAATCACAATCACACCTTAAAGCAGGGAATATCTGATGCAGACAAGAACCTACGCTGAACTGCTTTCCTTAATTCAGTCGCTGTGCGGGGTTGTCTTTGCCACGCTGGAACTTGGCAGGATTAAGGCTCTGATTAACCGCAGGGCGTTAAGGGCTTATCGCTCGACTAACTACTGGCCTCGCTTTCTAAAGATCGGTGAGGAACGCGCTGTGACTAGCGATGTAGTTCCCTACACTGAATCTGGCAAGAGTTCGATTGACACTTACTTGCGTATTCATGTGCAAGCTCCTTATGTGACTACTTCCGTTCAGGAGTATGACATTATGGTGACGGCAGATGGAGCGAAGCTGGTGGCTGGGAATACCGTTCCTACATCGGCGTTTGTTACCTACAAAGCGCAACTTAGCGATACTTACGGTGATGGAGCGGGTGAATCCACATCAATTCCCGCTGAGTGGTTTCAATACATGGCGCATGGCACTTATGCGGATTACCTCCGTGCGGAAGGGCAGCAGGAGAAAGCGGCACTAGCAGACCAAGAGGCTGATATGCTGCTTCAAGAGGAGATGATTCGCATTGACGAGCAACATACATTGCAGCTTGTTGCAAACAGGATATTCACAAACGCTAATATGCAGATGCGCTACTAATGAACTACTCACTTTCAAATATGCTTGGTAGGCGGATGGCGTTGGCGTCACTTGATCCAGATGCTAAAGGATACATTGATGCAGTTGTAGCTGCTGGTGGCACGGTTAGCGGAGGGCAGAAGTCGGCTATCAATACCTTCTACAAGACAGGAAAAAGTGATGGTTGGTATTCCTCGCTAAAACGCCTCTATCTTCCAATATGGGGAGTAGCTGCACCTAATGCCATTGATATGATCGGTCTAACGAGCGGCACGTTTGTTGGGGGGGTGACACATAGCTCAGGATATGTCACGGGCAATGGATTAACTGGGTATTTTGATACGGGCGTTGACCCAGTAACCCTAGGACACACAAATGCGACTGGGTTGCTCATTGCTCTAACTTACATTTCAAGTGTGCAAACCAGTGGGGGAATGCTTTCTTGTGCCGAATTGTTAGGTGCTAATCCTATTACATCCCTTCAACTGGGTACAAATGAAACCGTAGGACACCTACATCAAATTTCTGGTAGGCTGAGATACACGGAGCCCGGGGGGGCTGCTGATAGGGTTGGGATTTACACTGTTTCAAGGACAGCAACAAACGCAATAGAAATGCGGAGACGGAGAACGGCAGGGGCAATACAACTTGTATCTGGAACATCAACAACAGTTGCGGCATCCACCAGAAACCTTTATGCAATGGCCTCTAATTACGCGACCATCGCTAGTATTTTTAACTCATCTAGCTTTGGATTGTATGGGGCAGGATTGGGGATGTCATCTGCTACCCAAGACCAATTATCCGCCTCACTTAAAACCATGTGGGAAGGCGCAACCGGACTTACCTTGCCATGATCGGGTTTGTAGTCACTCCAGAGCAAGCACAAGCCGTCAACGCTGCTATTGCAGACGCGCAGACAAGCCGTGGTATGCCCGTGTTCTGGCTGGCTGGCAGCTACCCTATTTACAGAGGACAATACGCAGGAGAATCTTTTATTCCATGCGACGACGAAACGCTCGCTACTCCACTTATCGGACACCCCCCGCAGACCCCGCAGGATTTCCCTGAGTTCGCCACGATCATTGAATCAATAGGTGGGCTAGACGCTCGCATTGATATTCCCGCTTTCGACATTACCCCGCCTGAGCCATGAGCGACAAGTTTCCAGACAGAGCAGAGTTCGCGTTAGCTGGCATCCGCAGGGGAAGCAGGACATTTATGCTTACCGCTCCGTTCAGATACGATTCGCGGATAGGATGGCTCACCGTTCCTTCTGGATTCCTCACTGATGGGGCATCCATCCCACGGGTGTTCTGGTCTATCTTCTCTCCTACTGGCAGCTACTTTGAGGCGGCGTTGATCCACGACTATCTCTATTCCAACGTAAGCACATGGCGCATTGACCGCGTTATGGCAGACAAGATATTCCTTGACGCAATGCAGGAGATTGGAGTTGGCTGGCTTACGAGAAAAACCATTTACCGCGCTGTTCGCCTTGGCGGATGGAAGGGATACAAGAAAAGCAAACTACAAGATGATTTCCAGCCAGATGAATAGAGAACTTTTCCATAGCGTAGTCGGCACGTTTGCTCCAATCTTGGGTGTCATTACGTCCATGCAAGAGCAGATTGAATACGGACTTCGTATCAGTGGCTTGGTTGTCGGATTGGTTGCTGGATTACTTAGCTTATGGCAAATACTCAAAAAGCTGTGAAAGACCTCATATCGGAAATCGTCCGCATCGCAAAGGCGGAAGTCGGTGTCCGTGAAATCCGCGATACAAACTGCGGAGAAATAGTCAATGAATACAAGGCGGCAACATGGCTGAACCCAAAGAAGGGCTGGCCTTGGTGCGCTGCTTTCGTCTGCTGGGTAATCCGCGAGGCGTTGAAATCTTCCGGCGTGAAGGAAACCAAAACCTTCAAGCGTCCCCGAACCGCTGGCGCATGGGATTTCGAGAACTGGTCTATTGACCAAGACTCAACCACATGGATGAGGAAACCGCATGACGGTGATATTCTCCCAGGGGACATCGTGATCTTCAAGTTTTCCCACATCGGGATAGCCGTCTCCTCACCTAACAAGGACGGGAACGTCATCACTGTTGAGGGGAATACTGACTCTGCTGGATCGCGTGAAGGTGGCGGCGTTTACCTCAAGACTCGCAACCTTTCCAAGATCCGCAGCCGGATACGCTTCAACTTAAAGTAGCCATGAAAACAGACCCTCCCGCAGTAATCAACATAGGAGGGCGAGTCATCACCGTCCGCATTGACCCACGGCTGGAATCATGGGGCGAATATCACGCGGATGAGCAGGAGATTGTCCTAGCGGCGAGGACACTTGAAAGGGAGTCAACCCTACGCGAAACCCTGCGCCATGAGATTCTTCATGTTTCTCTTGACGTGGCTGGTTTATCCCATCTTACTGTTTACCAAGAGGAGGCGATAGTCCGTTGTATCGACAACATATTTCATCCTGCTTGGGACAAAGTTAGAAAACAACTGAGTCCATCAGATTGAGCAGACATCCGCGCAAAACAAGGGGGTTGCGTCCTTTTTGAGAAAGAAACTTCGCAAATGAAGCCAATAAAAAGCAAAGCCAGAATCATCGTCCTGCTGTCAGACTTACACATCGGCTCCGTTGTCGGCTTATGGCCTTCGGATTTTGTATCCAACGAAGGATTCCCCATCGGGCAAAACGCCTTCCAGAAATGGCTATGGACTTGTTGGGAGGATTGCCATGAGTGGATAGCCAAGACCGTAGGGGATGAACCTTACGACCTTGTGATTAACGGTGACTTGGTGGAAGGTATCCATCACAGGACAACCCAAGTGATGAGTGCCGACATAGGGGATCAATCTTCCGCTGTCCTCCAGATCCTTGAACCCGTGACAAGCAAGGCATCCGCTGTCCACATCATCAAGGGGACGGAGTGCCACACGCGCAATGATGAGATTCGGCTTGGCAGGGTATTAGGCGCATCGAAGAACCCTGAGAACGGGCAAAACGCTTGGGATAATCTCGATATTGAAGTCAACGGAACCCTTATCAACTTCGCGCACCATATCTCCGCAACCTCCCGCCCGTATCTTGAGGCAGGAGCGCACAGCATCGCATTGGGAACCATCACGCATACCCGCGCAAGAGTCGGCAAGCGCGTCCCTTCGGTCATTTGCAGGGCGCACAGGCATCGTCACGGCATCTGGACAGATGGCAACCAGGCATCGCTCATAACAGGCGCATGGCAGGGGCTTACCCGCCACGGCTACAAGGTTGTCCCAGACGCTATCTCAGAGCCTTCCTGCATCATTCTAGACACAAGAACAACGGACAAGGGTGATCTTCCCCTTTTCCACCAACGCAAATACATACCATAATGGCAAAGAGCATCCCGAAAGTAAGCGGCATGGACTGGATTGTTGAAAAATTCACCCAAGTTCAGATGGAACCGGACGAGTTTACCGCAGACATGGTTGCCCAAAAAACAAAGACAACCAAATCTTCAGCCCGTCACAGGTTGAAAAGAATGATGGATGAAGGAGAGCTAACAAGCAGGAAGATTTTGCAGGACGGACAGTGGATTAACATTTACCGCAAAGCCTAAGCCCTCCCGCAAGGATAAGGGCGAAGGCGTCAATCGAACAGGTCGATGCGGTGAACGCTGCGCGTCACCGATCTTGGCTGTTAGCCAGAGCAATCAACTCGTTAGCAAGTGCCCGTAATTGGTCTGGCGTTACATCCACCCCAAACCAACCGTCACAGCATTCACCCACCGTAAAATTGCCGTCTTTGCCGAGTTTTACATCAAACACCCTATTGGCTTTCACGGCTTCTAGCATGGTTTGGTATTCCACAGTTTCTAGGTTTTCGTTTGACGTGTATTCTTTAATTTCGTAGGTCATAAATATAAAAAGAAGGATAACAAGTGGATGCTGGCAACGGCGGGAAGTTGCCTGTTTGGTTTATTCGGAGCCCTGCGCCCGCCGCGCCAGATCCTTGTCGTTCGTCTCAATAATCTTCCCTGCCCAGTCGGTGACAGTTCCATCGGGATGCGTCACCTTGCCGTTTTCGATGGTCACTTTCCCGTTGCCCACCGTGAAGGATTGAAGCACGACTCTGCCGCGTTCGCTTTCTGTTGTTGATCCAAGCACGCGATATTCGCGGCCTCCAATAGTTTTCAGTTTCGTTTTCATAGTTACCAGAATGTGCAGTCTTCAGCTTTGCCTGAGCCTCCGCAGCAGGTGCAGCGATAGAATTGATCGGGATCATACCAGCCTGGATCGCCAAGCTCGGAGCCTTCCACGAGTCCCTCACCGCCGCAGAAGTGGCAGGGATCGTCATCATCGAATTGGCAATCGTCGTCCTGCGTTGAAGAAGACGAACAAGACACTCCTGCCAATGCCTGCCCGTCGGCAGTTTGGTCAGGAATCGGAGTTTGAGGGCGGGCAGTCATGGCAGAGTTTTTGCGTTCTCCAATAAAGTAATAGAGATAATTGTCAGATCTGATGGCGGAATGGGGTTCTCAAACTTAGACACAATCGCAGCTTTCAGATCCATGTAATCCGTCCACGTGATGATCGGCTTGTTCTGTGTAGCGATGCCGTCGGTATAGGCCGTCCCCCCAGTTTTTGGCGCGTGGACAGCGCAGTAATGGTAAATCCATCTAGGAGAACAAGCCGCGGCAGACGAACCACGAGCACACGTCTCGCACGGCTCGCCTTTCATAGCCATTCCGTCCGTCATCCCGCATACTGGGCATTGCATTATTGAGGTGCTCATGGTCGCTGCGCTGTGGCGTTAGTATTCATGCAGTGTTTCAGGAAACTCATAGACGGCGTGAATCCGTTCCATGATTGCGGATTGAACAGCTTCCTCGATTTGCTCGTAAGAAGGATCTTCCGTGTGCTTATGCGCTCTTGAAACGCCGTATCTACAGCCTTCCTCGATGCAGTTGCTCAGTATTGCTAGGTGTTTTGGTTTCATATCAGTGTTGTTTAGTTCCATATGTTGCGATTAGTAGAGAGTCTGCTGTTGCGTGAGTGACCTTTAGGCTTGGGAAAAGCTCCTGAGCCTTCCGCTTGGTGATGTTTTTATCTCCTTTCGTCATACATCCAAGCTCTTTCTGCCAGACTTGAGGACGAACCCTTGTGAAGGGGATTCCCGCCGCTGTTAATGCCATCTCAAGGTGTCCGAATCCATTGCCGAAAGTGAAGGCGGATTTCACTCCCATCTGAGGGGATGAATGGACTTGCTCGATGTAAGCATGGCAATACTCCTCGCTGGAAACTTCAATATCGCGTAGCATCTCCCACAAGTCTTGCAGGGTGTCCGGCATCTTCTCCACGCAGGGTTTCCCGCCCGTGATCCATGCGATACCGCCATTGACTCCAGGGTCACAGCCTATGACGGTCATGGTTTTGCGTTCTGGGTTAGGGATTGGAGGGCTTCGTCTGCCATTTCTAAGACGACCTCACGATATTTCTTGAGGGCAGGCTCAGGCATTGTGTCATAATCAAATGATGATACATTGAAAATTTCTTTCAACGCCTCCGCCAGCCTGTCGCGCTGTTGTTCCAGATCCTGCACGTAACCATTTCGGCTGATTGTGACCGCTCCCATCGTTTGTGTGAGTCGTGATTTGAGTTGTCCGACCTCCTTCGCCAGCCTGTCGCGCTGCTCGGTGACGGCGGCGAGTTGACGCTCTAGGTATTGACTTTTATCGTCAGCGGCTATCCACGCTTTACGCAACCCTCTCGATTCAGCTCTTTCAGCGTTTATTGCACCGTGGTCAGGGTCATTGCATTCATTCATAGTTCGTTCGGGGTTAGGGATTGGAGGGCTTTTTGGGCAACAGATCTGCATCCATGTCCATTATCGCATTGCATATCTGTGTAATCGAATGTCGTAATCATTTGTAACGCCTCCGCCAGCCTGTCTCGCTGCTCAGTAATCTCGGAGAGTGTTTTCATGTCCCCTAAAATCTCAGCCAGCCTGTCCCGCTGCTTTATTGCTTCATGCAGTTCCGCGCCCAAATACTCGCAGCATTGACCTTTGGCTAACCATTTTTCGCGCATGTCATTTCCCTGTTTCCGCGCCTCGTCCCGCTCGCGCCTAGCTTCTTTTAAGAGTTCCCATGCAGCCAGTTCACATTGAAGGTCGTTCTCAGCATCCGTCTCAGGTGTTGGTCGTGTGTTCATTCGCCCCCCCTATCCTTAACGAATACTCCGTCAACCATCTTCCCAGTCCGCTTGGAAATGACATCGTATGCGACTTGGAGGCATTCTTCCAGCGTCCATCCATACATCTCGGCGAGAAGGATTAGGGTAACGGTTGTATCCCCGATGCCGTCTTTGACATCCATGAGATCATTGTATTTAACAGCCATTGAAGTTTCAACTGCTTCTTCAAGCATTTTGTTTGCTTGTCCTCGGTGAGTCCCCTTACCGTTATCCCCGATGATGTTTTTATCAATCCCCCATTGGAGGACGTTTTGAATTAGTTCGTTCATGTTATTCATTCCAAATGCGTATTTTCAGTTTCTTCGCAAGGCCGACAACCGCGTCAACCTCGTCATCATGCGTGAAATGGTGTTGCGTCTCGCTCTTGTAAGCAAGCCATTTTCCATCTTTTGTTTTCATCGTGTGGATGTTTTTCCCCTCCATCCATTTCAGGCGAGGGGAGAGTTCTTCGGGTAGTTCGGGGAATAGGTTCATAGCAGTTCGGATTTCAGCCTTCCCACTTCCAGCCCTCGCCCCGTTTCGATAATGCAATGGTCAATGCCGATCATGTCGATAAGCACGTTGGTTAGATATTCCCTGTCAGTCTCTCCGTTGGTGTATGAGGTCGTGATGGACTGGTATCCGCGCTGTTCGGCTTCATGGGTGGAGTAGGTTGGAGGTATTGGTGGTTGTTTCATGTTGGTTGATTTGAGCGGTTCTTGGCTTCGCCTAACGCAATCTGCATTTCCAGATGGACGGATGCAATTCTTTTCGA